TGCGTAGCAGACTTAGCCTATAAAGGTTTAAAAGAAGAAATGTTTCTTAAACCTGATAGAGGTAGTAACTATAAAAAGGTAAGATACATGCAAGCATTAATAGGTATTCTTAATAGATACTATGATGTAGTGTATAACTTACTAGATACTCCTTGTGTTTCAGATGCAGAGATAGAATATATTATACAAGAAACTTATGCTATTTGTGATGCATGTGGATGCTGCACAGATGCAAGTTCTATTACTCAAGATATTGCTGCTCCTGTAAGTGCTCCTTCAGGTGGTGGCCAAAGTACACCAATTGGAAATATACCTTAATTATGGCATTTTATAATAATTTCTGGACCTTAAAAGGTTCTACTAGTTACACTACTCACACTGTAGGACAGTTTGATGCAAATTGTTCTTCAGGAGGTGGAGTGTTTAGATGGATAACTGCTAATAACACGACTATTACAGATATTCCAGGCTTTAGAATTAAACCTTCTGCAGTAACTACAGGTTATTGGGAAAGAGTTTATGATGGTCCTATTAATGTAGGATGGTTTGGTACACAAAATACTACTAGCACGCCTTCTACTTTTGCAGCTTTGGGTATTACTCAAGCTACATTAGATAGTAGATATGGAGCAGGTTTTGCAACTACCTCAGATAATTATGATACTACAGCTATTAGATATGCATTAAAACTAATGCAGACTCTAGTATTTCAGTCTTTAATCTTTGAACCTAAAGTTTATTGGCTTACTAGAACTTGTGAACTTCCTATAAGTAACACGACTATTTCAGGAATTACAGGTAGAGGTATGTTTATAATTGATGGTAATGGAGCTATTATAAGAAAAGCAAATGATTCAAACTTTGACTTTTTCTTTAGAGGCCCAGCTACTCAAAGTGAGGCAGATGCTTTATACATTGATAATGCCTTTACTATTAAAAACTTTAATGCTATTTGTACTGGTACTACTACATCAGGCTCAGGAAAAGCATTCTTAAATTTAGGTGCTACATATGGTAGTATCATTGAGAATATCTTTTTAAAGAGATTTGATATAGGAATTAAGCTTGAGTTTTGTATGAATGCTCAAGTTAAAAATATACTTGCAAATAGTTGTTTTAGTTATTCAGTATTAGTAAAGAATGGCTCATGGCCAGGCGCAGATACTTCTCATGGACAAAGTAATGCTTCAGTAGTAAGTCATGTACGTGTCTTTGATACAGAAGATCAGATTGCAGGTATTGCTATTATAGATGCAGATACTTGTGTAGTTAAAAATTGTATTATTGAAGGTCAGATAGGAGCTAATCCTGGAACCCCTCAATACGGTATTTTATGGGATAGTATTGGAGCTACAGTTACTCCTAACTTTAGAGTTCAAGATTGTCACATTGAAACTCCATGCACTAAAGGAGCTATATGGTTAAGACCTAGAGCTGCAGGTCGTTATATTGTAGATAATATTTACATACAAAATGGCCAAACTTTAGTTGGTGTAGAAGAAGGATTACCTTCAACAGGAGGTAATTATCCTGATATTTACATTGCTAATATTCCTTTCAAACCTTCAGGAATGAAGTTTTTTAACAACAGTACAGGAGGGTTTCAACCTACTTGGGACTTTAATAATTGTAGATTGGGTGGTGGTATTAATTCAGTAGCTACTTTATTAGCTGCTACTGGTTTATGGGATACTACTACACCAGGGGGGACAATACCTACTTCAGGATTTGTAAGAGTTGTAAGTAATATAATAACTTCTTAAAATAATTTAAAATAATGAGCCACCCGAATTTAGATATGACTAATATAGAAGGAACAAGTTTGACAATTTGTTTAGTAGTGCTAGGTAAGATAATTAGTTTCTTACCTGCAATGAGTGATGTAGTAGTATTTTTACAAGGCCTTTCTTATTTACTTGCAGTTATTGTAGGTATTGACACAATGATAGGAAGTCCTTTAAGAACTAAAATGACTACATGGTATAAGAAAAAATTTACTAAGAATATAATTGTAAAGAAATGAAAATCAGTCAGAAAGGGTTAGACTTGATTAAAAAGTTTGAAGGCTTTTCGGCAAAGCCTTATCTGTGTCCTGCAGGAGTTCCTACAATTGGGTATGGAGCTACTTATTATACAAATGGTACTAAGGTTACTATGAGTGATGAGCCTATTTCAGAAGAGTGGGCTGAGCAACTTTTAAGTCACATAGTCCATACTTACGAAAAAGGAGTTACAAGTTTAGTTATTCCTAAGATAACTCAAAATCAATTTGATGCATTAGTAAGCTTTGCTTATAATGTTGGAGTAACAAACTTTAGAAAATCTACATTACTACGTCTTATAAATAAAGACCCTAATAATCCTGAAATAGCTAATCAATTTATGAGATGGGTTAGAGGTGGAGGAAAAGTTATTAATGGTTTAATTAAGAGACGCCAAATTGAATCTAAGTTATATTTCACACCATGAATAATTTCTTAGTATGGTTACTACAGTCCTTTGAAAGAAAGGGAAAAGTATCAGCAAGAAAACTTACTGTGTTTGTAGCCTTCATTCTTTTTAACATAGGTTTCATTGTACATTTATCTACAGGAAACTCTATACAAAAAGAGTATGTTATAATCTATGCTACAATCGTATTATTAGGGCTAGGTTTCCTAACAGCAGAAAATATAGTAGAGTTGTTTAGAAGTAGGTTCGGAATGAGAGACTTTACTGATAGTTATTTACAATCTTATCAAACTACAAATAGAGTAGATAATCCAGACGAAGAGGTTATATAAACCTTAACGCATGTCTGAAGACATAAATAATAAAATTAGAGCTTACCTAGAAAAAAACCCTGATGCTACAACTCAAGATATAATAGACACATTTAATGTAGGTTATAATGTAGCAGCAGGAGTAAGACAAAGGTTTGTAAAAGCTCGTATAGTAAAAGAGTATAGAGCTCAACAAGAAGTAAATACTCCTGAAGGCTACAAAGGTAGTTTAATAAGGGGTAAAATGTGGCAAGTATATGATGGCTCTTGGAGAGAATCATTACAATTTGATGTAAATTTTGAAGAACAGTGGGGTGAGTTTAAAAAGAAGTTTTTAGATGAACTAGCATTGTTAGGAAGTTTACAAGCAGTAAATAACAAAGTAGTAGAGTCAGGTGATGTTTGTCTAGAAATAAGCTTACCTGATTTACATTTTGGTAAAGGTGATATAGAAGAACTTTCAAAAAGGTTCTTAGAATGTGTGTTTAATCTTTTAGAAAAAGCTGAAAGATTTGGTGTAGAGAGGATACTTCTTCCTGTAGGGAATGATGGTATGAACTCTGAAGGTAAAAGAAAAACTACTACAGGTGGAACTCCTCAAGAAGACACAGTAGATTGGCAAGCTTCTTTTAGACATTATTGGGCTACTATGACTGCATTAATACAAGTACTTTCTAGTCAATATAAAGTAGATGTTATTGTAGTTCCAGGTAATCATGATATGGAAAGAATGTTTTATGCAGGTGAAGTATTAGCTGCATATTTCAGAAGTAATAAAAATGTTGCTGTAGATAACTCAGGAGAGTATAGAAAATATTTTGAATATGGCGTAAATATGCTTATGTTTACACATGGTGATAAAGAGAAAACTGCTAATCTTCCGTTAATTATGGCTACTGAACAACCAGAGATGTTTGCTCGTACTAAATACAGAGAGGCTCATTTAGGCCATTTCCATAAGGAGATGCTGAATGAGTTTTGTGGTATAAAGACTAGATTTCTTCCTAGTATTTGTATTACTGATGACTGGCATAAAATGATGGGATACTCTCATATGAAAGCTGCTCAGGCGTATCTTTGGAATAAAGAAAAAGGATTAGAAGGATATTTTCAAGTTAATATATTCAACTGATATGAAGAAGCCTAAATCTACACATTGGATTGAGGATATACCAGAAGATGATGACTTAGATATAGAACCAACTATACCTGAGTTACCTCAATTAAAGAAAAAAAGTAATACTAAAAAAGTAAACCATGGCAACCCAAAGGGAACTAATATACACGGTAAAGTCAATCATAAGAGCAGGATTAATTACTGATGATGATAAAATATCAGACAGACAAGTAGCCTTTCTTATTGATGCAGCACGTGCAACTTTATTAAGACAACAGATTAATAAAGGCCAATCTTTATCTGATAATAATGTACAAACTATTAAGTGCTTAGGTCTTGAATCTGTAGATACAGGTTTTGATCCTAACTTTCAAATGGACTGTAGAGTTTATAAAACTATACAACAATTACCTAAACCTATTGAAGGAAAAAATAAAGACTTAATCACAGCTATTAGTCCTACAGCATTTGGAGGATTTGGCTATGAGTTTGTACCTTATTCTAGAGTACCTTATGTTACATACACTAGGTTTAAAAGACCATTTGCTACTTTGTTTAATAGTTATATTTATATAATTGATGCTCCATATACTGAAAGTATTTCAGTAAGTGGTATCTTTGAACAACCTAATGATTTAGCTGATCATGATGATTGTGAAGGTAATACATGTTATGACTGGGATAGTAACTATCCTATGTCTTCACATCTTATAGACCCAGCTATTAAAATGGTAGTAGAAGAATTAAGCTTAACACTTAAAGTACCTATTGATAAAACTAATAGTGGTAATCAAGCTTTAGAACCACAAAGTAAATCAGAAGAAGGAGGAGTATAATGAGTAGACTTTCAAAAAGAGGTGTAGGTAAATATAAGACTGATAAAAACTTAAAATCAGCCTACACTTCTTATTTAAAAAAGTTTGACTTTGAATCACACGGTAGTAAGTTTAGTACATCTAATCCTAAAGACTTATCATTAAGTTGGGAAGAGTATAAAAAAGTTACTACTAAATGTTTAGAAGAAATTATGCATCAAGTTTTACATGAATCTAAAACCTTTGCTGTACCTTACAACTTAGGTGAAATTAGAATTCAAAAGAAGCAGATGGATATAGGTCTTCTACATGAATGTAAAAATTTAAAAACTGACTGGGGCCATTTCCAAAAGACTGGTAAAATTATAAAGCATTTAAATGAAGATAGAGATAATTGTAGATACAAGTTCTATTGGCTTTGTAAAAAAGGTCCTAGTGGTAAATCATATTACAAGTTTGAAGCTCTTCGTGAGAGGAAAAGAGAACTTGCTAAACTTATTCAAACAACTAACATAGATTATTTCTTATAATGTTAATAGCTAATTACACATCTTCTAAGGAA